GTTCATAATAAATTGTAGTACCATCTGTGTTACCTGTAACATCAAAAGAAGTATCTACACTAGCATTGTAGTGCGTAGCATGTGGTAAACCAAATACAGCTGAATCTTCCCAAGTAGTTCTAGGAAATAATGAGCTTGCATTAGTAAACCATATAGGTCGTTTAGCTGTTGAGTCTAGATAACTATATGTAACTGCTCTAGTATTTACATTAGATGTAGACGTTGGATAGAACCAAGTAATTTCACCAAACAAGTTATTGATACCACAGTATATTAATTGATTAGATGTAGTGTTAAGATCATCATAAACAAAGTCTTCTACTAAACAGTCCATTGATTCTAGCTTACCAGTAAATCTAAAGAAACCATTATCAGACATCCAGTATGCAGCACCATCAACTTCTACAGCTGCATTCATACCAATCAATCCACAGTTAGTACCAACCTGTTCAAAAGCAAATGTAAATGGTTGACCAACAAAACGCATGGTAAATAAAGATGTATCAGTCCAAATGTATATAGCATTCCTACCAAGTTTAGCACCCATGATCCGTGATCCAGCGGCCAGTCTTTGTGTACCAGCGGTATTCTCAGCTGTTGGTACGTAGTCGTTAATATTTTCTTGAGAAGAAAATCTTATAAACATATCGTCTTGTGTAGTTTTATCACCAATAGTTGTTTCTGTTCCAAAAAATACTAAGTGACGATCGGGAGTAGATACTAACATATCACGTGATGCTGTTGGTGCACCTGTAATAATTGTAGCTCTTGTTGATGTTGCATTAAGTGCATCACCGTCCCACTGAAAACATTCTCCGTTATGTATCAATGCAATAAGTGTACTACCTAAATTGTCCAAGGACCATAGACCAGGATCAGTTACTGAGTCAGTGTTAGCTGCAGCTGACCCCCATCCAGTCCAACTAGATGTGTTAGTAACTGTTACGCCGTTACTGTGTGTTGTTGCAGTTGTTCCTCTAGCCGCTCTTCCTATTCCTGTTAATTTATTTCCAGTAATTCCTGTGTAAGAAATTTCTTCTGTACCTATTTGAACATAGTTTGTACCTGATGATGGAAAACCTGTTGTACTAACTAATGTAATTTCTGTTGAAGAACTATTGTTTCCTCCAGTAGTTCCTGTTATTGCTCCATCTAAAGTTGTTGCGACCGAACCCAGTACGCTACCACCCCATAGTGATATACCAAAACCAAAAGCTCCAAGTTGTTCTGCTGGTCCTACGTGAAAATATTGAAAATAAGTTATGCCACCAGAAGTAGTTGCACCACTTCCTGATTCGTTACTTGGCATTGTAATGGTAAGAGTTGTTGCACTAGGTGCACTAGTTACCATAAATTTTTTATTACAAAAATCTGCAGCAACATAATTAGAATTAGTGATTGAACTAAAAGTAGGTGTGTCACCAAATAAAATAATATCTCCAGCTACAAAATTATGTGCACCAGAAAATGTAAGTGTTACAGTCGGTGATCCGTTAGTCGTGCTAAATGCACTAGTGATTGCTGTACCGGATGGATTTGTTAATGGATGTATGTCATAAAATACACCACCAGAATATACATATAAAATTCTATTAGTACCAATAGCTGCAAATTTTGTAGAAGCTTTGTTAACAAAATGATGTAGACCTCTAGCAACACCAGTTAGTTTTGATTCACCTAACTGTTGCCAACCACCTATTTTTTCTGGAGTACCATATCTAAAACGAACATTTTCTCCATCTATCCATTGTGACTCAGCGCCGGTAGATGTAACTTGTTTATTAAATCCAGGTAAGAATCCTAATTTTTGTAACATATAACCTCATTATAATACTATTTAACACCTGATGGTAGACCCAACATAGGACGTCCATCAAATCTATTTTTGTCAGCAAATGGGCCATTTACATGATTATAATGTAGAAATACTTGACCGCATATGTTCCCGTCAAAAGGCTCTCGCCAATGTTCGAGTTCACATCCACTATATACTAGCATATCTCCCACTTCAAGCAAGACTTTAGTGCCTGCTGGAGCGTTTGGTTTATGTATATTTTTGTATTCATCAATAACATTGTTAGCACCTGTGCCATCTATAAATATAGGCCAAGGGTCACCACCTAGATTAAGTGTGCATGATATCTCACAACTAGGTCTGTCTTTATGTCTTTTAAGTTCATCCCCTTTTTTATATGCTCTTGCATAGGAATAAGTAGGACATAGGTCTAGGCCACTGTGTTTTTTCATAACAGGTAACATTTTAACAAGTAGAGTATCCATTACAAAATCACCATAACAAGAGTAGGTATTAGGTATCTGTTTATCGGTCCATGTTCCAAGGATCGGGGACTGTGCATGTATGTTGTTTTGATACATAAAAGCAGTCGCATCTCTTTTAAGTAAGAAATAATTAAATATAAAATTAGCTAACTCGTAGTTTACGGCACCTTTAATTATTTGATATTTATTAAACATTATACAAACATTCCTTTCTGTAAAAAATTAAATGACACAGATATCCTTATATCATTAGATTCATTAGGATCAACACAATGCATCAACCATGCCGGAAACATGATCAATCTGCCTGCTTTTGGTTCGTAATATGTCTCCCTTAATAATCTATCCGGTAATTTACCTTCTTTTTGTTGGGGCCTAGACATAGAAGCTACAGATCTTGGATCATCTATTTTTAAATTACCAGAATTTTTAGGAGCTTTAATGTAGTATACACCTGACCATAAAGAATTAGGGTGTTGATGTGCTCTATTCATTCCACCAGGTGGATTAATGTTAGCCCACATATTACCTAGTACAGGTTCTGATTTTAAATGTTCTTGATCGTAAATAGTTTTTTGTGAAGCATATAACATACGGACTAATTTTTGATATTCAGGTAGTTCATTCATATTGGTATCTGAATGCCAACCTTTAACATTAGTTCTCACCATTCCCTTATCTTTTTTAGACCAAGCTATGATATCTTGCTCTAACTCTTGGTTAAGAGTTGGATGCTCTATATCTGCAATATAAACAGGTGTTGGAAAATGTAATTCTCTAAACATTATTTAAAAGGAGGTCCTCCAAACCACATCACTAAAGATTTTCTATTTCCTTTAGTAACTGTCATTGCCCTATGTCTAACAAAAGATGCAAAAAATATTGCATGGCCTTGTTTAGGTTTTGCTATTTTGCCTTCACTCATTAATTCTAATCCCCCGCCTTCAAACTCACCATCAGGAGATAAAGCTAGTGTCATAGATATTTTTCTAACAGGGGGTTCATGTTTACAAACTACGTCTGAATCTATATGCCAATCATAAAACCCACCTTCTGTATATTCTGTGTATTGTGCGAGTTCTGTTAATCTCATTCCATCAAATCCAAAATGATTACCATTTGTTTGTAACATTAATTTTTCAATTGTTTCATACATAGGGCGCAATACATTAAATGGAATCCAAGAGATGTGTGAAATTCTTGTATTAGTATCTACTTTTCCTCTTCCCCCAGCAGCACCAACTGCTGCATCTTGTCTTGGTTGTTTTCTACCAGCTTCAATAATATTTTGACATTGCTCTGGTGTAAATACTGGTGTTGTTGTTTCAACAATATAAGATTTCCATTTTGGCTCTGTTATCATGTTAATATCCGTATTCTATCCATCCCGTTATTATATATTTATCATTTGACAAAGGTGGGTTGCCTCTATGAATGTGTGTAAATTGTGAAGGCCAAACTAACAATGTATTTTTTTCAGGTTTAAAACGACATTTTTGATATAAGAATTCTGTTTCTCCGCCTTCGGTTACATCATTAAGATATATCATAAAAGCTAGTATTCTATTTCTACTTTTCATTTCTGAATTTTCACAATGCCACGTATGATAACCCTCCCCTATTTTAGTTTTTTGTATTTTAACTTCTAATATAGTATGGGTTGCTAATGTTTTTAAACAAGAATATTTTTGAACGTATAAAGGATATACTTCTTTAAAAAATAAATCTATAAAAGGTTTGTTGTTATAAGTCATTGCAACATTGGTATCTCTTATAGTATCTATTGCATTATCTGATGCTAACATCTCATCCTCACGCCTTGGATACACTGCACCTTGTTGTTCACACTTATGAAAATAATTTAAATAATCTTCTATTAATTCGTTAGGCATAAAGTTTTTAAATAACCCTATGTGATTATCTATATAATATTGTTTATCCATTAGTTAACTCCTCTATTTCTAACAGGGTCAAACTCTACATCACAGTTTGCAGCAAGAGTTCGTCTAGTCTCATCGGTTCCATTAAACGGATATACGCAGTGCCTCATATCATATGGAAACACATAGAAATCTCTAAGATCCATTGGCGGTTGATAATCTATTTTAGCAAACTGACCATTAGCTGCTCCTAGTATTTGAAGTCTACCGTTCTGTTGAACATGTTCTGCTGAATATTCTTTACCATATGTTGAAGGTAGTTTTAAAATCATCACACTTGATAAGCCTGTGTATAACATTCCTCTATGAACGTGGGCTGGATTATACTCGTGTTGTTTCATTTCATTAACCCATATAGAATTTAAATGAGTATCATAATCTTTTATATTATTAAAAGTTAAATAGTGTTTAAACACTTGCATAAAATAATCTGTAACATTTCTAGGTAGAAAATTATGGTTCTTCATCTTTGTTTGATCTTTACCATTATAAAATAAAGAATGTTCTTTCTCTATCTTACCAACTAACTGTCCATTAGCAGGTGCAAGATTATTATAATTTTGCTCATAGATTTGATTGATACTTGTAAATATATCTAATGGCACCTGGTATTTAATAATACACTGACCTAAAAATACTGGTTTAAAATTTAATGTGTCCATATCTTTCTTTTATACTTTTTGGAATCCTTTCGATGTAAGGGTTGTACACTTTTCTAACAGGTCCATCAAATAGTTTATGCATGTTACTACCAACAACTTTATCATCATAAGATAAACCATTTACCTGTACTTGATTTAAATTATCAAACTTGTGATTAAAATAAGGCTCACCCATAAACTCATATATTTTTTTAAATTCCTGCTCAGAATTTGTGACCATATTATCATACTTTACATAATGACACATACCTGGATAGTTGTATGAATTTTGAATTGCGTCTAACTCTTTAGCAATAGCCCCATCTTTATTCATTAACATCACTAACTTGTCAAAATCTGTTTCATGACCATATCTATTAGGAAAGGCATCTGGATTTTTTGTATACCATTGCATATAACTAGCAAGTACATCCATTAGATCTCTAAGTATTACTATACATTTAAAACCATGTTTAAAATGCTTGTTCATTAATTCAAGATTAGCGGGTGTTGTTACAGGTCCACGGTCAATGATTATTCGTTGTGGCCAATGTTTATAATAATTATCATAAACAGAATCTAATACATTATCTAAAGACCGATGATCGGGGAAGTTATGAAAGACATCTGTATTTTTTAATAGATGTAGATCTTTCATTATTTCTAAAGTCACAGAATTAGCAGTAGCTGCTATCTCTTTATTCTGATTCATAATACTTGCAAACAAAGTATTACCAGACCTAGGTTGTGCGACTAAAAAAAATAACTTACGATTTTGGTTTCCCATCTTGTGTTAATTGTTCTTTCTTTTCTGTATTGTTTTCTAATTCACCTGATTTTTTAATTCTTTGTAATGATTGTAGTTGTCCCATTACATTAAATATTTCATTATCGTCAGAGTGTTCATTTAAAGTTTTAGCTTTCTCGTGATATTGTCTACCATAAGATTCTAACTGATGTTCATTAACATCTTTATCATTAAATGATCCATTATTAAATTCACCTTTTAATTTAGACCACATTTTAATTTCTCTCATTCTATGTTTTGCAATTTTTTCCATAGACGCTTTACCAAACTTTGCTTCGTCTAAATCAATTTCATATTTAGTTAATTTGTATTCATCTTTTTCAGATTCTGTTTTTTTCTCTAACCATTTAATTTTTGCTTCGTTTCTTCTGTAATCAAAAGATAGAGTCATCAAGTTATCTAAGTAACTTGCTTGTTCTCTAACACACTGCCAATATTTTGCAGCTAAGGTTGGGTATCTATTGTCTTGAAGTACAGAAAATCTAGCTTCAGTTTCTGTTCTAAACACTTGTTTTTTATCCCAAGTATCTCTAAGCTCATCCACCATACCTTTAAAATCAGTAAGATCAGATTGCTCTAATAAATTATTTAAATGGGTTTCTTCTTTTTGAATTAAATCTTTAACATTTTTTTTCATCACTTTCTCCTTTATGTTTAAAGAATATATAAACTATTTAAAAATTATTTCAAGGTTTAAGAACCTGATATTGTAACTGTTTGTGGTCCTGCGTTCCAAATTTCAGTAGCTGGAGTAGATGATCCTCCTCCTCCAAAACTTACAGCTGCCCCATTGCTAGCACCTGCTCCGGAATTATTATATCTGTTTGCTGCAAGCATAGGAGAAACTACTGTCCAACTACTTCCATTCCAAGATTCTGTTTTATTGTATGGAGCAGCTCCACCAGGACCAATTCCTCCCATTTGTAAAGCAGATGTTTGAGTTCCAACTCCACCAAGACTGTCACCTCTTGCAGAATTCATATTTGCAATTTCAGTCCAATTAGTTCCATTCCAAGATTCAGTAAGAGCTTGTATTGGTGGATTAGTATTACCACCCCAATATAAAGCTGCTGTAGATGTTCCACAACATCCTCCCCCAAATCTTGCAACATTTAAAGGATTAACTGCAGTCCAGTTAGATCCATTATAAGATTCAGTTAATGATTGTGAAGGTGGAATATTTCCACCAACAGCTAAAGCTGCTGTATTAGATGCTCCACAACCTGATAGATACGATCTAGCGGTATTTAAAGAATTAACGTTAGTCCAGTTAGTTCCATTCCATTTTTCTGTTGCAGTTGATAGACCTGGATTTAAATATCCACCAAAACCCAAAGCTAATGTTTGAGTTCCAGCTCCTGCTAAAGCACTTCTTGCAGTGTTTAAAGTATTAACTACAGTCCAAGCTGTTCCATTCCATTTTTCTGTTTCATCTCTAACACCACTGCTATAACCACCAAAAGCTAAGGCTGTTGTATAATTAGCACCTGCTCCTGCTAAAGAAGTTCTGTGTGTATTTAGACCAGCACCTGTTACAAAAGATCCAGGATTACTTATCAATCCTTTTACTGTGTTTGAAGTAGAATTATACCAAAGTTGTCCTTCAACAGGATTTGATGGATCTGAAGATACTACTTCAATATTTGTTCCGTGAATTTCTTTGTATGTTGCCATAATATTTTAACTTGTTGTTATTGTTTGTATTCCGCCTGATTCTGAATATTCTTCAGTAGGTAAATTAAACCCTGCAAAAACCATAGCTGTAGTGGCTGGAGATCCGCCTGCTGCTACACCTGCTATATGATTACTATTAGTAGTAGCTCCAGTAGTCCAATTACTTCCGTTATAAAATTGTGTTGTAGTATTTCCAGATGGAGGTGGTTCTCCACCTTGTACAAAAAAAGATGATGTTGAACCACCTCCCGCTCCTGATTGAGAGCCACTGTTTAAAGAAGTTATATTTGTCCAATTAGTTCCATTCCATTGTTCTACACTTGAAGTACCCCCATCACCTGATGCTGATAGTGCTGCAGTTGAAGTACCATCACCAACACCAATATATCTTCCAGTGTTCAGAGGATTAACGTTAGTCCAATTACTTCCATTCCATAATTCTGTGTCAACTAAAGCTCCAGGTGGAAATCTATATCCTCCAAAAGCTAACATTGCTGTATTAGTTACGCCAGCTGTATTATTATATCTTTTTGCAGTATTCATAGGACTTATACTTGTCCAATTACTTCCATTCCAAGTTTCAGCAGTAGTTTGCCAACTAGGTATACCTCCAGCATATAAAGCTGATGTTTGAACTCCTGCGGCAGAACCCCCATTTCTTCCTGAATTCATATCTCCAACTTCAGTCCAACTAGTTCCATCATAAGATTCATTCATAGCTTGATTCCCGCCAGAAACTCCTGCTCCGGCACCTATTGCTAAAGCTGCAGTTTTTGTTCCACAACCTCCAATATAAATCCTATCAGGACCTACATTTAAACTACCACCGGTAGCCCAAGAACCTGTTACTGGTCCCGCATTAACTTTTAAAGTTCCAGACGTAGTATTATACCAGACCTGTCCAGCAAATGAAGGAGATGGATCAGAACTTACATTCTGTATTTTTTGACCGTTAATTTCTTTGTACGTAGACATTTAAATTTTTATTCCTCTAATATTATATCAGCGGGTCTTGTACTGTTAGCTTTTTGTTCATCGGATAAAGCATCCCATGAAGTTTGTGCTGCAGTGACCTCAGCGTCAACAATTGCTTGCGCTTCGTCTTTTGTTTTAGCAGTCCCTAACACTTTATTAATCCAAAGATTTGCATCTTTGTTATGTGCAGGTACTTGCCAAACATTACCAGGTAAACTGGAAAATGCAATCTTTGAAGATTCATAATGTTCAATGAATCCTTTGCCCCAGTTTTCTGCTACGCAGTATTGATGTGTTTTTGCCATAGTTTACTCCTTTGTTAATTAAGTTACTGTTATTGTTTGTGATTCTGTTATAGGTCCTGAGTTCCATTCTTCGGTTGCAACGTATGGGGGTCCACCACCAAAAGCTAAAGCTACTGTATTTGTTCCAGTTCCCCCTACTTCTTCTCTAGCAGAATTTAAAGAATTAACTGTAGTCCAATTCGTTCCATTCCAAGATTCTGTTGTAGCTTGTACAGGATTACCTCCAAAAGCTAAAGCTGCTGTTTGATCTCCAGCAGATCCTATATCTCTTCTTCCAGTATTCATTGGATTAACTGCTGTCCAGTTACTTCCATTCCAAAGTTCTGTTAATACTCCTGGAGAAGTTCCACCAAAAGCTAAAGCTGCTGTATTTGTTCCGGCTCCCCCGCATGCTTTTCTTGCTGAATTTAAATTAGAAACTTCTGTCCAATTAGAACCATTCCATTTTTCTGTTTCAGCTTTATATGGGTTACCACCACCGAAAGCTAAAGCTGCTGTATTAGATGCCCCACACCCCGATAATTCATATCTTGCAGTATTTAAGGGATTAACTGTAGTCCAATTAGTACCATTATAAGATTCTGTCTGGCCTGTTGGACTGCTAGTTGGAATTCCACCAAACCCTAAAGCTGATGTTTGAGTTCCAGCACTACCCAATTTTGAAATTGGACTATTTAAGGGATTAGCTGCTGTCCAGTTTGTGCCGTTATATTTTTCTGTGGCATTAATACCTGTAGGCATTCCACCAAACGCTAATGCGGCTGTTTGAGTTCCAGCAGATCCCATAGCATTTCTAGTTGAATTCATATCATTGCCTGTTGACCAAGAAAGACCAGTAAAACTTCTTCTAACTCTAAAAGAAAATGTGCTAGAATTATACCACACTTGTCCTATTAAAGGAGCAGGTGGATCTCCGGCAACATTTTGAACCGCAGTTCCAATGCTTTCCTTATAGGTAGCCATGATTATTTATTCTTTAACAACCAACCCTGAGTTCCATCTGTATAGACCAAAGTATTGGCTGCCCTTTCTACTGACACTGTTAGATCAGCAGTTGCACCATTGATCTTTTCAGAATTTCTTCCAACTGTCATTGTGTTTGAATCAAATGTTCCTGCGTAGTCTACAAAAGAAACTTCATCACCAATTGTAGGTGAGCTTGGAAGAGTCATTGTAATAACGCCACCTGTTGTATTTATAAAATATCCTTCACCTGCAGCTGCAGTGAAATTAGAAGTTTTTACTGCTTGCCATGAAGTTCCTCCAGAGTTATCTGTAAAAGATAAAACTCCTGAGCCATTAGTTGTTAAAATTTGATCTGCAGAACCGTCTGCCGCAGGAAAAGTTAAAGCATCAATAGTAACTGTTCCAGAACCTTTTGGTTGTATTGATACACCAATATTAGTATCACCACCAGTTGCAGTAAATGTTGGTTTGTTTCCTGTAGCTGCATTTGCGTATGTTAGTTCATTGACCGCTGAACCTGTTGCAGTTAATAAAAATAATTCGTTTCCGTTAGTGTCTAAAATTGAAGTTCCAACTTTAGGTGATGTTAAAGTTTTGTTTGTAAGTGTTTGTGTTCCTATGTCGGCTACAAGAGTTGCAGCACTATTTCCTATAGTGGTTCCACCAGGTAGTGTTAAAGTATTTGTAGCACCTACTGAGTGAGGTGCAGATTGAACAGTTTGTGCATGAGCATTACCCGATTCACAATAAAATAATACTTTTGAAGCTGTACCACCATTTTTAAGATCAATTACTCCAGTATCAATACTGACATTACCATCAAGAACAACTTTACCAGTGCCATTAGGTGTAAGTGCAATATTACCGTTTGAAACTGAAACAATAGAATTACCATTAACATCTAAATTACCACCTAGTTGAGGTGATGTATCATCTACAACATCTCCACCCGTTTGAATTTCAATTATTTTTGGGTTTGTTGCATCAGGGTTTCCTGAAGCAAATAATAATGCAGTTCCTTTATTGCCTGTTGCAAAAGTAAAAGTATCACCTGATCCTGTTGCATATTTAAATTGAACTGTATAAGCACCAGAAGTTCCATTTTTTAAAATATAAAAATTTACTACGTCGTTTGGAATAGTTACAACTTGATTACCCGTAATTGTACCTGTGAACTCAATCATTCTAGCTTGAGCTGTTCCAGTTAATGCACCATCAGCGACTGTTAAGGCTGTAGTTTGTGCACCACCTGCAATAGATAATGTTTTAAATCCACCTGCTAATTGTTCAACAAGGTTTAAATTTGCGTTTGTTTTTGTTCCCCATGTACCAGCGTTTTCGCCAGTAGCCATTAGTTCTATGCCGAGAGGGGTATATGTTGAAGCCATCTTTATTAATCTCCTAGTTTTAAGTATTTATATTGGTTATTTAGTTTTAAGTCAAACATAATTATGCAGGAGTTTTGGTTGTATATCCTGTGGTATTTTTTGGTGTTTTAGTCGAATATCCCGTACTAGTTTTAGGATCAATTTTTCCATAATATTTTAAAATTAATCCTGTAGCATTAACACTTGCTACTGCTTCTAAACCAGTTAATCCCATAACGTCATTAGGAGTAATAGTTCCTGTTGAAGCTGTAGAACTTAATCCGGTTAATCCTATACTCATTTCTGTAGGAGATATTGATCCTACATTAGAAGTAGCACTAACACCTGTTGGAACAACAATAGGTGAAGATGTAATTGATATAGATCCTACACTAGAAGTTGCACTTAATCCTGTTAAATCATAAGCTGTTTCTATTGTAAGGGATCCCACACTAGAAGTTGAACCTACTCCAGTTAACCCTATGCTATCTGAAGGAAAAATTGCTCCTAATGTAACAGCTGCACTAACACCTGTTGGAACAAATGTACTATCTATAACAAAACTTAAAGAACCTACACTAGAAGTAGAACTTACTCCTGTTGGAGATATTACAGAAGTTAAATCAAAACTTAAAGAACCAACACTAGAAGTTGCGGAAACCCCTGATGGTTGAATAAGTTTATTAAATGAATCTCCGTAAGGTTCTTCACCCCAACCATTTCTACCCCAACCAACTAAAGTACCAGCGTTATCAAAGTCTCCA